ATATGCGCTCCAGGTTTTATCGTCAGCAAACCAAATGGTCGTCGGCTATTTCTAATGCTTACGAAATGCAATGTAACCTTACGGTCACCGATTTAAGCGCCATTCAAGCGTTGTCCGAAGGACTGCGGCGCGGATGGGTCGCAATGGCCACGCAGGCCGCGCAGAACGGCGCGAAGCCTATTGACGCGGAAGTGTGGGAGATGAGGCTTCACGATGGTTCCAAGGGCGCCATGGTGCGATCGGCTGCGGAGGCACGTCATCTGGTCGAGACGGGCCGCGACGAGGGGACCTATGTCGCGGTCTGGACGCTGGATGAGATCGTCAACGTGATCGCGATCAATCTGGGCGCTGCCGTCGTTGAGGCCAAGATCGCCAAGCAGGCGCCCAAAGAGAAATTGGACACATCGTGGATCAAACATGGCGATGCGATTCCTTTCGGGGATAATCCTACCGGATCGGTGGGCGGTCACGCAGTGTCGGTGGATGTCTTGGCCGATTTTGATTGAGGGACTTATATAGTTCACTCCCTCGCTCCATCTTTCTTCGCCTTCCTGTCCGCCTTCGCGATCTGCTTACGGACCTTGGTTGCGGCCTCGCCTTTGCCCTTGGGGCGGTAGGCGAGAACCATGGTGGTGCGGGATGGGGTTGACGGGGGGTTTGACGTGGCGAACGAGAGCGCTATTTTCAGCGCCATGACCAAACGTCGCAGCCTCTATCCGATGCCTGTCGATGAACTCTTCCGACATCCCAAGTACGTTGCTCTGCCCGTAGCCGGGCGGGGGATGCTCCTAAGCGCGCTAGAACATTTCTGGCGGTCTGATTGTGCTCCCTTGCCGACCAATGATGATGGATTGTTCGCCATCGTGCGCGCTCATCGATCGACTTGGCGTCATCATAAGGACGCTATCATGTTGATTTTCAACGATGTTAAGCCGGGACTGGAGGCGTATCACCGAAAGCGCGAGGGTAATCAGGAAGGGTTCAGGATCGCCGGATATCGAACCGCCTCAACGCGTCGGCTGAACGCTTCGAAACAATCTCTTCCCGATCCGATTACCGTGCCGACGCTACCGACCTCGGCCCATTACGCACCCAAAGAGCGGCATACGGAGACCACCGGACAGAGGACGTTTCGGGATGTTGCGTAGCGGGTGTAGGCGAGAATTGATCTTACGCTCCCACCGCCCCGGACCTCATCAGCAGGTTACGAACCGTCGAATCGTGCCATTCGCCCCCTCTGGCCGTTCGAACGCCTCGCTCGTTCAGGGCGGTCGCAACTGCCCGCAACGTGGTTGCTCCCTCGCTCTGGACGGCGCGTACGATCGGCAACACCTTGCCAGCGAAGTCGTCAGCCTCGGCTCTCTGCGCCGCAGCCCCCTTGGCCGAAGCATCGGCCAGGTTGGTGCGATTTCCGAGTTTGACGCCATGGGCCTTCTTGGCCGCTAGGGCGACGCGCGTCCGATCCGAGATCAGGCGTCGCTCTTTCTCGGCGAGGGCTGCGTACAGGTGCAGCATGAACGGATCGGCGTCGGCGCCCAGCTCGGCGACGATGAACGGGACGCGGCGGGCCATGAGGTCGGAAATGAACGCCACGTCACGGGAGAGCCGGTCGAGCTTGGCGACCAGAACCGCCACCTTGGCCTTGCGCGCCATCGCCAAGGCGGCGGCGAGTTGCGGGCGGCGGTCGAGCGCGTCGGCGCCCTTGCCTGTCTCGATCTCGACAAACTCGGCGAGGATTTCGCAGCCTTCCGCCTCGGCGAAGCGGGCCAGCGCCGCGCGCTGCGCTTCAATGCCCAACCCCGACCGGCCTTGCTTTTGGGTTGAAACCCGAATGTATGTAACCACTTGCCGCATTTGCAAACCCTTCTGTGCGTTGAAGCAAACACTATACGACCGTATGATGTTTGTTCAAGCGATTTTGGGTGTTGACAGGTGCGCCTGATGGTGATCGGATGCGTATCGACGCGGGGCCGCCTGGTTGAGCGTGGTCAATCGCGAGGCGCGTTGGGTCGGAGCAAAAATCGTTGGAAAGGGTCCCATCCACTCCCACCCCCAAAAAATCCTCGATCTCATAGAGGAAATCGATGATCTTCCCCTGTAACCTTATGCAGGCCCTGCAATCGGCGGACATGATGGAACGAATGAGCCGGCCGAAACCAGTCGAAGGGGCGCCTCTCGTTCGAGTTTCGAGTCCGTACATCGACGAAGACAAGCGCCAAGCCGAGATCGACGCGGCGGTTCGGGAGGGGTTGAGGCGAACCTCGATCGCTCACGGTCGGCACGTCAGGACTATTGCCGCGTCCATACTGGCGCTGGATAATCCGACTTCTTATGACAATTTCGAATGTCAATCTGGACTGGCAAACATCCTGACCGCTTGGCGCGAGGCCCACCCGTGACTGGCTGGCGCACGATCGATAGCTTACCGGAAGGCGAGAACGTCTTGCTTTACTGGCCGAAGGGCGAGCGCGGGTGTGGCGGTATGGATTGTGCGATGGTTTACTTGGACGACGCTTATGGCCCGACCGGCATGGCGTTCTGGACCCACGGAGGGCCGAATTCTGGAAGCGATTGGGAACCCAGAAACCACGAGAAGCCGACACACTGGATGCCGCTTCCGGAGCCACCGAAGTGACCACGATCATTGAAGCCTTCGTCCTGGTGATCGCGACTGCGAGTCTGTGCGTGTCGATAGGTTGGGGTTTTGCCCGCCTGGTCGGTTGGATTTCGGAGATGATCGATGACACCGACTGACGCTTCTCCGTCCGCCTATGTGGTCGTCCAAACCGGCTCCACCATCTGGCCCGGCGGCTCGCATCCAGGCCTGGCCGGTCGATTCCTGGCCGACATCGACGGCGGCCCGAAGGTCGCGATCACACCCGGCGGCATGACCCACACCGTCGCCGAAGGCCACCATGTCGTCACTCGCTGGCAATGGACGATCTGGGGTCCGAAGTACCCGGTTTCGACGCAGATCGACGTGAGCGCCGGGCAGACCGTGCGGCTTGCGCTCGATCGCTATCGCGGCGTCAGTCCCGGCGTCTCGCTTGCCGGCGGCGTGTTCGGTCTGGCGGGCGGTGTCGTGATGGGCGCGCTTCAGTCTGGCGGCCAAGCCGGAGACCGACCTGATGGCGACTATCTGGATGTGGTCCCGTGACTCGCCTCGCCCGTCTCCGCGCCTGGCTGATCATCAGGGGTTGCTGGCGATACCTTCGACGTGATCCTGTTTCCGCGTGGTTACATCGCCAGGCAACAGGTGGAACAAGCGGCGGCGACGCAGAGAGCCATGCAGCACTTCATGGAGGCGGTTTTCGAGGAGAGCGCCGATGGGGTCCAGGAACGCATGGTTGAGCGGCCGACGATCCAATGACGAGGAAGCCCAGGAATGCGAAACCGGCTGATGCGGGTGAGGCGGAGGGAAACGCTGAAGACGCTCCGGAAGTTGAGGTTGCGCGAGAAGATGTTGCGGGCTTACCCGCCGATGGTGGCGACAGGGTGGGGGCCAGAGGGGCCGATTCCGACCCTGCCGGGCAAGTTGTACGATCAGCCCCCGACGATCAGTTGGGAGACGTCGATCTTCAAGTTGACAAGGGCCGCGAGACGGAAGTTCTTCTCGACGGCCCCACCCTCGCCCGAAACTGGCGCCGTCCCGGCCCGCACCCCGGACGAGGACTAGGCTGATGCCCGACTATCTGGCGCCGCCGGACCTATCCGGTGAGTCCGCGAAGAAACCGGACGAGATCGAGGATTATGCCTTCGATAGTTCCAACATTGCCTCTGCGCGGTACGACGGCGCGAAGGGCGAGGCGATCATCACCATGGCGCGGGATGGGAGCCAATACCTCGCCACGGGAGTGAGCAAGGAGCTGTGGTCCGATTTCAAACTCTCCGGCTCGCCGGGGAAGTTCTTTCACGCCAATCTCAAGGATTTGGTGGCGGGGAAGGTTTGATGGTATGCGATTGCCACTGAGAGGGATTTCATGAGCGCTCACCCGCACCCGGACGGCCCACGATTTCCGCTGCGGCTGGCGATCCCGATGAACGCGGAGATCGTCGCCGCGCTGGTTGAGCGGGCGGCCACCGAGAGCATTCCCAAGACGACGCTGGCGCGGAAGTTGATCCTGGAGGGGTTACGGAAATGACGATCATCGCGTGGCGGGATGGGGTGATCGCGGCCGACACCGGCCACTGGCAAGGCCCGATCGATGTCGGCCCGGTCCAGAAGTTGAAGCGCCTGGCTGACGGGACGATCTATGGTTGCGCCGGAGACTGCTCCGACATTCGCGAGTTCGAGGAATGGGCGGACATGGGATTTCCGACCGTGGAAAAACCGCCGAAATTCGAGGACTTCGCGGCGGTTCTGATGAAGCCGGACGGCACGGTCTGGCAAACGGACGGCCTGCGGCCTCCCTACGCCATGCCGGGCGAGTTCGGCGCCGTGGGCATCGCCGAGCGGTTTGCCCTGGGGTGTCTGGCCATGGGCGCGAGCCCAGAACAGGCGGTGGCCAAGGCGATCCAATACTGCGCCTATTGCAGCGGCGAAGTGGTGGTGGTGTCGTTGGACGATGATGGCGTCGCCGAACCCGACGAACCCGCCGTCAGCGTCGTCGACGGCCGAGACTGGCTCCGAAAGCGCGGACTGGCCTGATGGACCCATATGCGGAATTGGGCGTCAATCGTGACGCGCCGATCGAGGTGGTGCGCCGCGCCTACCGCAAGGCGGCCAAGAGGGCGCACCCGGATCACGGGGGCTCCACCGATGCGTTCACCAAGCTGAACCGGGCGCTGAAGGTCCTGACCGATCCGGAGCGGAGGGCGCACTACGACCGCACCGGAGAGGATGCGGAACCAAAGCCGGACGGCACAGAAACGCGGGCCATGCAGACCGCGTTTCAGGCCTTGGGCAACGTCATCGCCAATCTCCAGGCCCAATCGTTCAACCCCGAGACCATGGATGTGTTGGGCATGGCGGTCAAAGACCTCGGGATCGTGTTGGGCAAGATGGAATCGATAGCCAAACAGGCGCGGGCCAACGCCGACAAGGCCACGAAGTTGGGCAAGCGTTTCAAGGCCAGGAGGGGAAAGCCCGATATCATCGGCCCCATGTGGGCCGCCCATGTCGCCGGCCTTGAACAGCAGGTGGTGACCGCCCTGGCCGACAAGCCCGTGGTCGAGCGCGCCATCGCTATCCTGAAGGATCACGAGTTCGAGGTTCTGGCGCGGGAAGCGGCGCCCTATGGCCGCCCGCTATCGCCCTTTGCCACGATGCTTCAGTCGCCTATGGTCTAGGTCATGGCCCAGACCGCTCCCAAGGCGTCCAGCTATCTGAAGCTGCTGCCAGCCTTCTCCGCCGACCTTCGCATTTCCTCCAAGGAGGTCATGCAGTCGGACGAGCGGGGGACCAAGCTTGTTCTCTGGGAATCGCAGAAGCGCGCCTTGAACTTCGTCGGTAAGGGGCTCGATGACGGTATCCACACCTTTTACATCGCCAAGTCCCGCCAGCTCGGAATCACGACCGCGACGCTGGTGGTCGATGTGTTCTGGGCGGCGATGTTCCCCGGCCTCAATGGCTGCATCGTCACCGACACCGAGAAGAACCGGGACCGCAACCGTCAGATCATCGTCGGCTATGTCAATTCGTTTCCGGAAGGATACTTCGGGGATTACTTCACGATCACGACCAATAATCGCCAAGTCATCCGTTTCTCCAACGGGTCACAGTTTGAGTTGCTGGTCGCTGGTGTACAGAAGAAGAAAAGTACATCTTGGGGCGAGGGTTCGGGCTACAATTATTGCCACCTGACCGAGGTCGCCGCCTACGGCGACGTGGCTGGCCTGGAATCCTTGGAGGAGGGCTTTGCCCAGGAAAATCCAAACCGGGTGTTCATCTACGAAAGCACCAGCAAGGGCCACAACCACTGGCGGGACCGCTATCTTGAAGGCCAGTCTGATCCATTCAGCAAGCGCTCGGTCTTCATCGGCTGGTGGGCGGGCGACACCAACCGGATCGAGCGCAACGACGCGCGCTTCGCGATGTTCGGCGAGGCCAAGCCCAGCGGGGCGGAACTGGAGAAGCTGAACGCCGTCAAGCTCCTCTACGACTGGATCGTGACGCCGGAACAACTTGCCTGGCACAGGTGGCGCTCGGCCAACCCCTCCGCCGACCTGGACCTCTTGCAGCAGAATCAGCCGTGGACGGCCGACGAGAGCTTCGTGATGACCGGCTACTCGTTCTTCCAGACGAGGCAGGTCAGCAAGGACATCCAGGAAATCGCGTCTGGCGACTACGAGTACATCGCCTATCGCTACAACCTGACCAACAGCTTCTTCGAAATGACCCTGGTCCCGATCACCGATGAGGATGACCGCGACCTGATCGAACTTCGCGTATGGGAGCCGCCGGTTCCGGAAGGCAAGTATGTGATCGGCTTCGATCCGGCCTGGGGCCGCACGGACCATGGCGACCGAAGCGTCATCGCCATCTGGCGCTGCTTCGCCGACAAGATGGTGCAGGTCGCCGAGTTCGCCACGGCCAGCGTCGAATTGATCCAATGCACCTGGGTTCTGGCGCATCTGGCCGGGGCCTACAAGGACTGCGTGGTCAACATCGAACTCAACGGGCCGGGCCGGGTGGTCATGGTGCAGTGGAACCAGCTTCTGGCCCAGATGCGCGACAAGGTGACCAACGCCCAGGACGGTCCCTCGACATGGGAGGACGCCCTGCCGACCGCCCGCTGGTATCTCTACCACAAGCCCGACACCATGGGCGCGGGCTACGCCTACAACACCGACTCGTCGTCGCGGGTGAAGCAGGAGTTGCTGCACAATTTCCGGGGCCACTACTTCACCCGCGACCTGATGATCCGGTCCATCCCCCTGCTCCAGGAAATGCTGATCGTCGTCCAGAACGGCAATGTCATCGGCGCCCCGGAAAGTTCCAACGGCGACTGTAAGGACGACCGGGTGTTCGCCTCCGCCTACGCCGTGGCGGCGTGGCTTGATTGGCGCCGGGTTCCGATGATATCCAATGGAGAGACCTACGAGCGGGCCATGAAGCTCAAGGAAGAGGGCGAGTTGAGCATGAACGAGCGCATCAACAAGATCGCCTACGGCTTCATGCATAAGGCCATAGAGGCCCAGGCCACCGCCGACAACCGGCCCAAGTGGCTCGCTGACCGTGGCTTAATTTGATGGCCTACACCTTACAGGTCTTTGTCGGTTCCCGTCACGGGACCTGGGCCGTGAGCCCGCAGAGATTCGATGAACCGGCCGGCGCTGAAGCCGCCATCGCCACGCTCAAGGCGGCCGAAAAGAAAGCTTGCGCGACAGCGCTTCAGAGGCGGATTGTGAGAGTATGACCGACGATATCAGCCTGTCTCCAGCTTTCATGACCAGAGTAGATTTCGACTACTGGTGCGATGAGTTTGAGCGATGGGAGCCCATGCGATGACCGAAGCCTATCCCGAACCCAAACGCGGCCCCGGTCGTCCGCCGAAGCCCCCCGCCGCGCCTCTCGAAGCCGAGTCCGAAACCGTCAAAATCCTGCCGATGTCGTCCGCCCCTCATGACGGCAAGCCACTCTGGCTGACCGCCAACGGGGCGACGTGGGTCAGGGCGGCCTGGAGGTCGACGCGGGTCATGGACTACGAGAAGCGCCGGTTCGTGCCGGCCGGTTTCTGGGTGTTCCAGAACACGGTCAGGAAGATCGACTTCGAGCCGACCGGCTGGAGCGAACTCCATGAGTGAAACCTATCTGGGCTCCGAGACGGTGGCGGCCGAGGGCTACCTACAGCCCAAGAGCTACCGCATCTTCTGTCTCTGCAACCGCTGCGGCAACGAATATTCGTGGGTGGCGAAGTCCCCCGGCGGAAAGGACCGCCCATGCCCGCGCAGGGCGTGCAAGGCCGAGGCCATGGAAGAGGACATCATGGAGCGGGCCGAGCGGCTGGCAACCATGCTGGCCGAGCAGCGAGCCCCGGCCGTGGTCGGGGCCAATAACCAGGTCCGCGCCATCGACACGACCGCCGAGATTGTCATGCAGGACTACAACATGACCGATCTGAAGACCAACGTGCGCGAGGGCGAGGGGGTGGCGCCGAAGCTGCCGGCGGCGCAACAGCGTCTGGCGGACGGGTTCTTTGGCGGCAAGGCGATCCGGGAAACGCAAGGCAAGAGGGTGGGCGACCAGATGCAGCGCATCGCCGCGCGGGCGATCAAGGGGGCTTACGGCGCCTCGCCCATCAACCCCGGCGCCATTGCCGGCGGCAAGCCCGGAGTAAAGATACTGCGGCGGGTCAGTGGACCGATCGCGCCGACGCAGGCGCCAGTCAGGCAGTTGGGCCGGGGCTAGGAGCCCTGCGTCGCCACCAGCTGCATGATGGCGTCCTGATTGTTGAAGCTGGCCCCGAACGCCTGGACTCCCTCGACAACCTGCGTCTCGCCATTGGCGTAGGTCACCAGGACTTCCTTGGCGATGGCGTCATAGGTGGCGAATCTGACGATGGAGCCCAGGATTTGATAGGTCCATGTAGCGTTCGGATTTGGAAGCTCGGTCACGCCTACTTCTTCCTCGCCCCGCCCTGAAGCAACTTGAGCGCGCCCTGCGGGTCGTTCTTCTCCAGCTCCTGAAGTTGGGCCGCCTTGGCCGCCTCCCGCCGCTCCAGGCCGGCCACGAGGTTCTCCACGCCGCCGATGTCGGAGCGCTCAAGCACGTCTTCCGCCGAAATCGCGCCGATCTTGAGCAGGTCATACAGCAATGCCTTGGCCTCCGCCGCGAAGGCGGGCGAAGAGGAATGCGAATCGACCATCAGGGTCACGCCGTCATCAAGGTCAGCGAAGTGGAAATAGATCGGCACGAGGCCTGGCGCCGGCGGTGTGATCAGCGGATTGGCGGATGCCTTCTCGCCGCCGGCCGCCGCCTCCGGAACCCACGCCACCAGCTTGGTCGCCTCGTGCGCCTTGGCTTGGTCCAGCATCAGGCCGCCGAGCGACTCCACCGACCGCTCGATCAATAGGGCCGGGTCCTTGAAGCGCGGCGAGGATTGCTGGACCAGGGTCTCGGCATGGCCCTGCGAGCGCACCCCCGCCTCGCCGCGCCCCTTGGTGATCGGCGGCTTGCCGCCAACCTCGTCCATCATCCGCTCGTATTCGTGCAGGGTCTCATAGAGCCCGGCAGGGACTTCCGGGGCGACGTTCTTGACATCCGCTGTCGGCACGGTGTCCGCCCACCAGCCGCCCGGCTTGTTCAGCTTGGCGACCACGTTCTGATTGACGCCCGACCCGCCCTTGAAAAACTTCGGTGGGTCTTCCTGCTGGCGAAGCAGTCTGGCGATGCCATTGACCCGCGCGTTGATGGCTTCTTGCAGTAGCAGGACGTTGGCGATTTCCGGCCATGCCCAGAAGTAGCCATCCAGCGGCGAGGGGCAAACCTCGATAAACGGATGCTTTGCTTTCAGGTATGGGCTGTCGGCCTGGCTGTCTGTGTTCCAGCTCATGAAATTGGTGGTCTGGTACTTGCCGCGAATGAGCATGTCGTCGCCGACCAGCCAGAAGGTCGCCCAGTTCTCCCGCTCATCATCCCAGACCCAAAGTTCGTCCATCTGGAGCATGGACGCCTTCATGTCCGCGCTCATGGTCGGGCCGATGCTGGACATCCAGTCGACGGTATTGCGGCCCTGAGCCGGCGGGTCATTGGCCCCGCGATAGGGTTGGAACGAGCCGACCACGATCTGCATCCCGGCGTTCATCACCGGGCTGTCGGCGATCTTACTGACGTAGGAGCGCGCCTTGCGCTTCAGTTTGGCCTCGTCCGGGTGGCCGGCGATCATCCGGTCAAACTCATATTGCGAAATGTACATGCGGTGGTTGAACGCATCCATGTCGGTGTCGAGCGAGCCCCGGCTCTCCTGAAGCACGCCCATGGACTCCGGCTGGATCAGTTCAGGCTTGAACCCCGACCCCTTCCAGTTCTGCTTGATGAAGGTCTTTCCCTTGACCATGGACCACTTCACGCTGTCCGATATCAGGGTGTCGGTGTCCGACTGCCGGGCCATCTTCCGGAGCGACGCCGACGCCGCGTCCCCCTTGGCCTTTTCCTTGACGTTGGGAAGGTCTGGATCGGTGATCAGCCATTTGAGACTGACCGGAGAATAAAGCAGGCTGCTGAGATCGTCGATATAGGCTCCGGTCTTGTTATAGACCGCCGCGTCGGCCGCCGATGACGCGCCGTACAGGAAGTAGTTCTTGAAGGTTGCCCCGCGCTGGATGCGCTCCGCCTGCGATGTCATGCATTGATTGGCGACCTCCTGAACGAAGCCTTCCAACCTCTTGGGGGGAATACGCATTCAGTAGTATCCGGTTGTCATTCTAAGTAAACCCGCAAAAGATTACGTTGACACGACTGATTTCGCCACCTTATTCTTCGCGTCGTCACCCCGGTAGGCTCTCTCGCCGGGTACTTCAAACCCAAGGAGACTTTCGATGATCACGCGTTCCAAGCGTCACAAGGGCCGCAAGGGCCGGAAGTAATTCCGACCTCCCCGGCGGTCCGACTTCCTCCCCTGGCCGGCCGCCTGGGAGCCTCTTTTTAGGAGCCTAAGTCGCTTCAATGCCGATGCCGATACCAGGGATGGGCGGAGGCGCGCCGCCTCCAGGGATGCCCCCGCCGGGTATGGGTGGCGGTGGAGCGCCCCCCGGATCGCCGCCGATCGGCACGGGACCGGCCACGGCCCCAGGACCCCAGGCAGGCTCCGCCGCCCAGGGCATGTCGCAAGTCAAGCTCGCCGTCGAGATGCTTCAGAAGTCGCTCGTCGGCATTCCCATGGGCTCACCACTCCACAACGACGTGATGAAGGCGATCTCCTCGCTGTCCAAGAACATCGCGCAGGGCGCCGACGATCAGTCCGCCATGATGCAGCAATTGACCCAACTCGCCCGCAGCGCGCAGCAGGACCCCGCGCGCCAGGCGCAGATGCGGGCCATGTCCCCCGGCGGCGCCCCTCCAGGCGGCGCTCCACCCCCCTCACCCGCCCCGATGGCGGCATAGGAGAACGATCATGTCCACCGGCAAGTTTCCCCGCGCCTACGTCCGCGACGTGCCCGCCGAAGGGTCCGATCCGATGATGATTTACGTCCCCTTCGACAACACGCCCTACGGCTCGCCCAAGTCGGCCATGCCCAAGGACTTGAAGCGCCCGGGTTCGCTTGAGCACGTCGGCGGCACGGCGGGGAAGAAAGGCTGATCCATGGCCGAAGCCACCCCCTCCCAACTGCGCGCCGAAAAACTGGTGGCCGACCTGCTGGCCGACGCCAATGTGAGCGCCACCGTCCGCGCCAAGGCGAAGGCGCTTTTCCCGGACGCCGGCTTCTCGTTCCCGGAAGACCGAATCGATCCGCTGCTTTCGCCCCTGGTCGCCGAGAACGCGGCCCTCAAGGCGCGGCTGGACAAGTGGGAGGAAGATCGCGCCGCCGAGAAGGCCACCGCCGAGGAAAACGCCGCCAGGACCACCTTCGAGCAGCGCGTGGCCGAGGCCAAGCAAAAATATTCCCTCAACGCCGAGGGGGTCGAGGCGGTGCTGGAGCGCATGAAGGCGACCGGCAACTATACCGACGTGGACGCCACCGCCGCGTGGTTCGTCCAGGCCAATCCGCCGGCCAAGGCCCCGCGCTCCACCTACGGCGCCAGCCGGATCAACATCTTCGAGGGCGGGGGCGAGGATGAATATAAGGAACTGATGCGCGATCCCGACGCGTTCCTCGACGCCCAACTCAACAAGTTCGCCGCCGATCCGGCCGCCTACGAGGCGGAGACGTTCGGAATCCAATGATGGCGTCAGTTTTTAGCGAAGGATTTGCCTGATGGCGTTCCCCAATACTCCGGTCCCCGGCCTCACCGGAAGCGGGATCGTCCCCGGTGGAGTTCTTGGTTCTCAATTGGCCGCGCTGACTCGGCGCGCGGTAATTCCGTCGGTCTACACGCAGATTTACCAAAGCCATGTCGCGTTGAGCATGTTCATGGCCAACGCCAAGCCGGCTCGCGGCGGTATCAGCAGCATCACCATTCCGATCCAGGGCGCCAGCTTCGTCTCGTTCGGCTGGGGCTCGTTTTCCGGCGACTTCGCCCTGCCGGAAGACCAGGCCGCCATCCAGGACGCCCGCTACGACCTGAAGCTGGGCATGGTCCCGATCGGCTTCTTCGGCATGGAAGCGATCGTCCAGTCGTCCGAAGTGATCATCCCCAAACTCCGCGCCCAGATGAGCGATGCCGCGGTGGTCATGAAGCAAGCCTACGCCCAGGCCCTCTACTCCAACAACTACGGCCAGAACCTGGTCTGGGACAGCCTGTCGATGGCCTACGACGACGGGACCAATGTCCCGTCCTACGGCGGTATCGCGCGGGCCGGAAACCAGTACTGGGCCGGCCAGTTGATCACCAACATGCCCGTAGCCGCGACCTCGCGGGTGGGCATGATGCAGCTCCTGGCGCGGGTGCAGGCCGGCGCCGGCGGCGAGGCTCCGGACTTCGCGGTCATGAACCCGGCCAACTGGGCGGTTCTGGCCGGCGACTACATGAACCTGGAGATGTTCACGACCAAGCCGAAGTCGATCTACGAGAAGGATGATGTGGTCAACGCCGGGTTCCGTGGCATCTCCATCATGGACACGCCGATCTTCCCCGACCCCTTCTGCCCGCTCGGCTCCATGTTCATCGTCAACTCACGCTACACCGGACTCTATATGTCGGAGTACGCGCCAATGACCTTCAGCGGGTTCGAAAGCCAGATTCCCCTGGGCCAGATTTCGGAAATCGGCGTCCTGATTTCGTGCTCCGATCTGGTCTGCGCCAAGCCCTCCAGCGGCGCGCAGGTTCAGGGCATCACGGGTGTCGCCTGGCCCAACACCCCCACCAGTCAACCGGCCGTCATCTAGGAGAAACTGACCAATGCCTATCCAGTATGGCGGTCCCGGCGTCACTCCATCGCTCGGCGCCCTCGTCACCACGGCGATCGAACTTCAAGGCGCGCAAGCGTACGCCATCCCCGCCGGGCGGTGGAATGTCAATCTTGGGACCAAGACGGTCTTCCAGGAGTTCAACCCCATCACCCTGGGCTACCAGAATATCGAGGTTGGCTCCACCAGCACGCTCGGCGGAACGGTGTTCTCCGATGGAGTCAATTATCGGCTGTTCAACCCGACCGGCACCGGAACCGGATCGACCATCTCCGCCGCTGGGTCCGGCTATCTGACGCCGCCCGTGGTAACCGCCTCGTCCGGCGGATCGGTGTGGCGGGCCATCGTCGGCGGCGCGGTCAGTTCGACCATCTCCATCACCAATGGCGGGACCAACTACACCTATCCGCCGCTGGTGCTGATCTCCCCGCCTCCCGGCGGCGGCATTCCGGCCACCGCCTACGCCACCCTGACGGCCGGCGTAGTCTCCGCCGTGACCCTGGTCGCGGCCGGAGCCGGCTACGCTTTCCCGCCGACTATCTCGTTCGTCAACGATCCGCGCGAGGGGCTCAACGGTGTGGCCCAGGGCTACAACGCGGCGGCGACCTGCACCTTGACCGGCTCTGGAACCGTCACCGGCCTGACGCTGATCGATCCGGGCGCGGCTGTTGCCTCCGCCGCTCCGACCCTGGCCTTCACCTCCGCCTCCGGTTCGGGTGCGGCGGCGACCGTGACGGGTTGGGTCGCGGCGGCCCTGGATGCGATCACCATACTTCCGACCTGATCGCCGGAGCCATATGATGATACAGTCGGGCGGCGGTCTCATTGGCAGCCGCCCTTTTCGTTGGTGACCCATGGCCCTGAGCGACTATCTGAACACGACATCGGCGCTTCTAAGGGACCAGAACTTCGCCTTCATCAGCAAGACGCAGCTCACCGGATGGATCAACACGAGCC